GGGCAGACAGGTGCGGCAGCGGTGAGCGCTGGAACTTCCAAGGAGGTTCGCGAGAAGTTGCAAGTGGCTTACAATGGGTACTTGCAGAAGCTGGGCTTGGGGAATGTTGAGACGAAATATCGGGGGTCTTACTCGCAAGAGATGACTGCGGAGGCGATGGATAAACTGCCACGGTTTTTGCAGGGATTTGGGGAAGCGAGAGAGTTCAAGTCGATGGTCAGGAGTATCTCGAAAGATCCGCAGGCGCTGCCGGTGGTGCAAGGGGCAATGAGGACGCATCTGGCAAATACTCCGCCGGAAAAGATTGTGAAGGAGTTTGAGAACCTGCAGCAAGTGCTGGTGACGGCGAAGTTGGTGGAGCCGAAGGATCTGAAGGTTCTGCGGGATGCTTCGGAGGTGGTGAAGAACGTGAATGATAAGGGGCTGAAGATGAAGTATGGCTTGCGGTTGAAGCAGATGGCGCTCTTGCGGATGTCTGGAGCGACCGGCGTGGGGGTTGGCGGGGCTGTTGGAGCGGCGGCAGGTGGGGCAGGTGGAGGGGAGGAGTAATTGGCACGGAGTACTGGCGAGTAATCTGCCCCGGTTACTCGCGGAAATGTTAAAGCTGTCGGGGCGTGCCGGGAAAGGAAACTGGAGTTTCTTGTTCAACGACACGCTCAGGCTACATCTTGACGGTGATTATAGAACCGCATACAATAAACCATGGGTTGCAAAAACAAGGGGCTGCGCGCAATGGGTGGCAGGAGTAATTGGGGTGGATTACTCGGTTGTACTCCGCGCGGATTACCCTAGCAAGAGGTATCAACGAAGCTGCGGTTCGCAGAAGCTGGCAGGGTTAACGGCTCTGACGCCTAGCGGCGCGCTCGCTGTTGTGTTACAGTCCGGGCTTCTTCCAGCAACCGGCATTGGCCCTCCCATGAACTTGCTCTTGATCGACCCTTCTTCTTCCTTCTTGGACTTCGCGCTTCGTTGCGAAGCCGCAGGCCATACCGTCCGGGTTTTCATGGGGCCTGATAAGCAAGGTTTGCGCAGCGAATGTGGCGACGGCTTGCTTGACAAGCGCTCGGAGTGGCAGTCCTCGATGACCTGGGCTGACCTCATCTTCACCAGTGACAATGCCAAGTACATTCGCGCTCTTGAGGGCTATCGCTCAAGGGGGTTTCCCATATTCGGCGCTTCAGTCGAAACCGCTGCCTGGGAACTGGCCCGTGGGCATGGTCAGCGGGTTTTGGAAGCTGCGGGGATAGCCACAATCCCCAGCATTGAGTTCACTTCCTACGACAAAGCCATCGCGCATGTGAGAGCGAATCCCCAGAGGTTCGTGAGCAAGCCAGATGGTGACGTGGACAAAGCTTTGTCCTATGTGTCCAAGGGCGCAGCTGACATGCTTTTCATGCTTGAGCACTGGAAAAAATCATCAAAACAGAAGCCAGCGTTCCTCTTGCAGGGGTTCATTCCAGGGATTGAAATGGCTGTCGGCGGCTGGTTCGGTCGCGCAGGCTTCTCCAAGTTCTTTCTGGAGAACTTCGAGTTCAAGAAGTTCATGAACGGGGAGATCGGAGTCAACACTGGGGAGATGGGCACGGCAATGAAGTACTGCACGGCAGAGGAGTCGCTGCTGGCACGGGAGATGCTCTTGCCACTTGAAGGTGAACTGTTCCGCCAAGGGTACACTGGCTTCATCGACGTCAGTGTTATCATTGACAAGACCGGGCAGGCTTGGCCATTGGAGTTCACGACTCGCCCCGGCTGGCCCTTGTTCCAAATCCAGCAAGTCTTGCACCCTGATCCTTGTCAGTGGATGCTGGACTCGATCGAAGGCCGGGACACATTCGAGCCTTGCAGCGAGATCGCCCTGGGAGTTGTGGTCACGATCCCGGATTTCCCTTACTCGCATTGCACCAAGGCAGAGAACACGGGCTATCCGGTCTGGGGCGTGACTGACAAGAATCGCTTTTGGATTCATCCAGCGGAAATGAAGCTCGGAATGGCTCCCTGCTTGGAAGGGGGCAAGATCGTCGATCGGCAGATGCTTGTCACAGCAGGGGACTATGTGCTCATCTGCAGTGGGATCGGAGATAGCGTCAGCGAAGCCAAGGATGCGGCTTACAAGATCGTCAAGGAGCTTGAGATTCCAAACAGTCCCATGTATCGGACGGATATCGGCGGTCGCTTGGAGCGGCAGTTGCCGGAACTTCAGGCTTTGGGCTATGCTACCGCTTGGGAGTTCTGATGCGAACGTTCAGCCCCCCGCCTCCGCAGCCACAGGTCGATCCCAAGGAAGTCTTCACCGGAAGCATCTGGCAACGCTGGCTCGCTTCCGTCTACTCTCGACTGGCAGCTTGCCTTGTCAAAGATAATCAGGCAGCTGTTGCGTCTGTTTCCGGAGTCGCAACCGCTGTGGCCACGCTGCCGGCCAGCGGAGTCGGGGTCTTCCTGGTCACTTGCAATGCCGGGATGCTTGCCGACGCAGCCAATTACGGTGCCTGGGCCATGATCGCCAAGGACGGCAGCACGAGCCGCTTGATGACAGTCGGGAACGCTCCGCTGCAAACGATCACTGTGTCGGGCTTGTCGGTGCTGAGCACGCAGAGTTCAGGGTCTGCCAAGGCTTTGAGCTGCACAGTTGTGCAAATTGGTTGATCCATGCACCAAAATGGGTAATTCGCGCGCATTACAACGGAGTAATCCGCCCCAATAACTAACAAAAAGGCTTCCCATGCCCGATACTACCTATTTCGCCCCAGGGCAATGGAACTACATTTGCGAACTCTGCGGCGGATCGTTCAAGTCCTCGACGGCGGAAAAGACTTGGGACGGACGATACGTTTGCAAGTCTCACAAAGAGCGCAGGAATCCCCAAGATTTTGTCCGTGGTGTCAGGGGTGAGCAGCCATTGCCCTGGACTCGGTCAGAAACCCCGCTCCCTTCGATCATCCTGCAGGAAGATGGAATCTCCAATATCCGCTTTGAAGGCGGTCTTTCAATTCTTTTAAGGTAATAAAATGGCTGACTCAACCGTATCCGGGCTTAATCTTGCGACAGCCCCGCAACCTGCGGATCTTTTCCTGATCGTGCAGAATGGCGAATCGAAGAAGGTTCCCTATTCCTTGCTGGCTGGCGGACTTGTGAACTTCACCGAAGGGTCAGGAGCAATTGACCTGACCGGCATCGGCTCCCCGCCGTATGCTTTTCTGGCTGCCAAGCCCATCGCCAACGGAAGCGGCTTCGGAACCGGCATTGCCCTTGGCGTCGGCTACGGCGGGAACTTCTCTGCACAGGTTCCAACAGGTTCTTACTTGGGCGGAAATCGTCGCCCTTTGTACAGTGTCGATATGCAGGTTCTCCGCAACGATGGCACGCAGATTGCCGGTGGGGAAGGATCGACCATTTCTGGCGGGACGATCAACAAAACGACAGGGAACTATTCCACCATCGGTGGTGGGTCTGGGCAGGAAATCTACAGCACCGGCTCTGTGATCGGTGGTGGAGCTTCCAATCGCATAAGCTCCACTTCATTCAACACTTCCATTTACTCTACGATCAGCGGTGGCCAAGGAAGTGTCATTGAATATGCTTCCCCTAACAGTGTCATTTCCGGTGGCTTGACCAACACTGTCAATGCAGCCTGCGATCAGTCCACGGTCTCTGGTGGAGCCAATAACGTCATTGGCTGCAGTACCGGGACTATCCCAGGCGGGAATGGCGCATCCACTCGCGCAACTCCAGGAACCTACGCATGGGCAGGGTCTTCCGGATACTATGGGAAGAAGCAGACGATGCAGATTCTCACGAAAAAAGACTCCACCGGGGCTTCAGGTGACTTCTTGACAGCCAACGGAGGAACTGACATTGCAGACTCCACTTACACCTTGGCGGATAACTCAACAGCTTATATTCGTATTCGGCTCTTGGCGAAGGACAAAATTGGCGACGGAGCGAAAAGCTGGACGACGACTGCTCTTTGCACACGCGGAGCTGGCTACGCAACCACTCTTTTGCGAAGCGGCGGAACCTTTGCCGTTGACGCTTCTTACGGAACCATCGCAACTGCAACAGCTAACTTGTCAATCTCCTCTGCTCATGGAGGGGTCAGAGTCCAAGGAGTTGGAATAGCCGCAACCACCATTACTTGGCTGGCGCACTTTGAAGTTCTGGAAATACTCAACTAAAGGAAGAAGGATGGATTATAACCTAAATCAACTTGCGCTTGCGGCTTTGGCAATCACAAGCGGCTGTCTCGGATGGTTCGCACGGCAAGTCTGGAACGCCGTGCAAGACCTGAAGGAAGACGTTAATAAGCTCAGGGTCTTGCTTGTCTCTGAGTATGTTCGGTATGATCGACTGCAGGATGCTTTCAAGCCGGTCATGGAG